AATCAACACCCCGCCGCCGAACGCAGCCTACTGGCTGGATGTCGGGGAGTCTCTCGAGACGGCGAACGGGTTGGCCCAGCAGGTGGCCTTTAACACTCAAGACATCACCGAGCTCGATGGCGTGGTCACTGCTCAAGCGACGGCATTCGAGGCATTACGGGCATCGTCGAGGGACGACAACGGGGAAGGGGACCTGGCAGATGCGCTGAAAGGGTGGACCAGTACCGCAGCTATCGCCTCGGAATCAAAGGTTCGTGCCTCTGAAAACGAGGCATTCTCGCAGAGGATTACTACCTTCGACGCCAAGATCGGGGTGAATGCGGCGAATATCACCGAGCTGGAGCGGGTGGTGGCCACCAACGAGTCAGCAACGGCGACAAAGATCGACCAGCTCAGCGTCACGGTTGGGAAAAACGGCTCGGCGATTCAGCAGAACAGTGCGGCTATCCAGCAGACGTCGACGGCCTACGCCGATACAGCGGGCAAATTGTCGACCATGTGGTCGGTGAAGATGCAGGTTACCGCCGGGGGGCAGTACGTCGCTGCGGGGATTGGCCTGGGCATCGAGAACATCGGTGCCGGTCTGCAAAGCCAGTTCCTGGTCAGCGCGGATCGGTTTGCCATCGTCAATACCATCGCCGGCGGCGCCATCTCGGTCCCGTTTGCGGTGCAGGGCGGTCAGGTGTTCATGAACTCGGCGTTTATCGCGGACGGCACCATCACCAACGCCAAGATCGGCAGCTACATCAGCTCCACCAACTACATCGCCGGTCAGCAAGGCTGGATTCTCAATAAAGACGGAACGCTGGAGATCAACGGCATTGTCCCAGGGCAGGGGCGACTGGTGATCAACTCGCTGAACGTGTCGGTCTACGACGTGAACGGCGTGCTTCGCGTTCGGCTTGGATACCTGGGGTAGTGCATGGCATATGGAATGCGGGTATGGGGGGCAAATGGGGCGCTTCAACTGGATGAGAACTCTTTCACCATGCGCGTGGTGTTGTCGACCCTTGTTACCTTCGCCACTGGCGCAAAGGCCAATCAGGACTTTTCGGCACCCGGCTGTGATGCTTCGAACTCTGTCGCGATCGTTATACCAGTTGGCCCATATAACGAGGCGACAGCCTTTCAATTGGAAACGGAAATGCTTTCGGGGGTAGCGCGGGTCTACAACTACACGCGCACGTTCGCCGCCAGCCTTTCCACCAGCGGAACCATGCGTTTAATGGTTATAAGGTTTGCGTAATGGCTTCATTTGGACTCTCGTTCATCAACAATAATAACCAGGTGGTGCTCGACTCGGAGTTTGCCCGGCTCAACGTAATTTGCACCGGCCGTTATGCGCCGACACAGGAGTCTGGACTTGGGTCCACCACCTATTTCCCGCTGGTCATTACCAGTCAGGAGCCCCCTCTGGTCTTCTGTCGTCCCGATACCGGCGGTATCGCCGGACTCACGGCCATGCAAGTGATTGGATCGGCCGGTAACTGGACAGGGTTTTATGTTCGAGCCTACGACGTGAACACCAATCAGCCGAACGGCCGGTACTTCGCAGCTACGTTCGGAGCCCAGCCGGTGGCCATTTATGGCATGCGACTGTGGGACGGCTCGTCGAAGTTGTTGTTTGACTCCGGCACGCCAACGGCGCTGTTCACGCGAGCCTTTCAGAACTGGACCTATATCCGATCTGAAACCACAGGGTCAGGCAGTACGCGTAACTTTTACACGGTCCCGTTCAACTTTCCCGAGAACGAATACCTGCTGATCAACACCTTTGGCATGAACATGCTGACCGGGTCAGCAGCTGGGCGCCTGGTCAAAACTCTTTGGGACTTTTCGACTGGGACGCTCTATGCCGTAACGGATGGTTTCACCAATCCGTTTGCCTTCTTCATGCCGGCCGTGTTCGCAAAGCTCGCCGTCTAAACACCTTCGAACAGGAAGTCATCCATGCCTTGGTATAAAACAGGGACGGTTTCTGTCGTCCTGAATTCGAACGCCGTCATTGGCACTGGGACCGCGTTCCTATCTAACGGTCGTGTCGGTGATGCGTTCCGCGGTCCTGATGGTGGTTGGTACGAAGTCACCAACATCGCCAGTGACACGGCCATGTCGATTTCACCTAACTATAAAGGCGCCACGAATGCGGCAGGCGGGTATGCATTGGCGCCCATGCAGGGCTATGTCAAGGATTCTGCTGATGCGTTGCGCGCTCTGGTCAATTCCTATGGCGCCAAACTGGCGGCCCTGGGTACCACGGGCAACTATGAGGTGCTGCCACTCAGCAAAGGGGGAACAGGGGCCACAACCGATGCGGACGCTCGGACGGCGCTCGGGTTAGGCAACTTGGGGCTAACCAGTCCTGTTGTACTTAACGGTGTCGACCTCAATACGGTCATTACAGGGTTGTTCTACTACGTTGCCGGGTCTACCAACGCTCCGGCTCCGAACGGTTGGCTCAGCGTCCAGCCAGTGAATGCCTCTTACTGTGCTCAACGATTTATCAACGAGTCAACAGGTGTTGTCTCGGAGCGCACCCTACTTGGAGGTGTTTGGGGTGGTTGGACTAGTCGAGCTAAGACGGGTGTTAACTCTGACATCACATCACTGACAGGATTGACCACAGCACTCAGCGTTGCTCAAGGTGGAACAGGTAATACTACAGGTACTGCTACTAGGCTTGCTGGTGGTGGCATTCTTGGTACTGTATCTCAATCAGCTGGTGTTCCTAATGGGGCGATCTTTGAATCAGGTAGCAACTCACTAGGTACATACGTTAAGTTTGCAGATGGAACGATGATTACAATAACGTACAACACTGGTCCTTGGAGCGTCCTTGCTAACTCACTAACGGTTCTTGGTCCTTTTGGTAACCCTGGGACTTTTGTTAATAGTGTTTATTCAGTGTCGGTAACAGCAGCGCCTAGTGCAACCAATGATACATATGGTGTTGTTACGGCCTACCCAGCATCAACCAGTTCAGCTGTATTTGTTTTTCGTAATGGTGCGACGGCACAGAACCTAAGCAACATTAAAATTACTTGCATCGGGCGGTGGTATTAATATGAATATCGTACTTATTCCTACTCGCACCGATAACACTCTTGAGTTATTCAAGGCAGGCGATGTCCTGACTGTTAATGGTGAAGACTTCGATTTTTCACAAATTGGTGAAGGTGATAGTTTGCCTTCATCTGCAATTACTTCGACCTGGTTCATTGGTGATCAGACTAGGGTGGATGGTCATCTTGTACTGACTATGTTTTTGCCGAACCCTTGGAACTATAGTCATGAACAGGCATTCCCGGTTCCTTTAATTGGCGTTCCAGACGGCCCGGTGGTTTTCCCTGCTCCCCTGCCGGAACCTTTAACTGTTGCCGCGCCGGAGAACATCGAATGAATATCAACTGGTCTCAGCTGATCACCAAAGCAATGAAGGATGCTGCAGTCCAAGCAGCTCAACTGGCGGCAGCCAAAGCTGAGTTGTCAGGCAGGAACATAAAAGCGCTCGCGCAGATTGCTCGTATCCAGGAGCGCATAGACACGATCGGGTTCGGCATCGAAGTTGGCGAAGCGGCAGAGGAAGATGAGGCAGAGCAGGCCGCGTTGCTGATCAATCTCAAAGCCTGGAAAACCTACAAGTTCGCACTGGGCAAAGTCACCGTGCAGCCGAGCTGGTACGCCGCCCCGGTTTGGCCAGTTGATCCAGTGGTGCCGGTAATCGTGTCAGATCCCCAAACAGTGACCGCCGACCTGATGTGATCCGTCCAGCAGCACAACGCAACCCGCCATCGAGCGGGCTTTTTTTGACTGGAGAAAAGTGATGACCGTAACTGAGAAGGATCGCGACATCCTCGCGCGCACGCTATGGGGCGAAGCGCGCGGCGAAAGTCTGGCGGGGCAGATTGCCGTGGCCTGGACCATCCGCAACCGCGTGAACGACGGCAAGGACAAATCGTGGTGGGGGGAAGGCTATGCCGGTGTCTGCCAGGCGCCGTATCAGTTCAGCTGCTGGAACAAGAGCGAC